TACTATTATACTCCTCTTCTTGTCCGCTGTCAACCAGATCTTTCTGTGCTGACTGCTCAACATCATAGAGACGCATTTTTGCACGATCAATTCCAACCATAAATCTTTTATTCATTGTTGGATCATTATATCGATTCTTCAATTGTTTCACCATAATCTGTCCCAACTGTTCCAATTCCTCTGTGCTAATAAGGGCAAACATAAGATCAGCAGTAGCAGGGAGACCAAAGGACTCACTAGTATCAGTAAGTTCAACATCAGAAGACCCATAACCTGAGCGAGTAGTTTGGGTAGCGGAGACAATAGGAACATTACATTCCACAGCAAGACCACGAAGCTCCTCAGCAATAGCTTTAACATACGTGTAGCTGTTTACAACACTCCCCTTATATCTAGATGAGGCACAGATATTCAGATAATCTATAAAAATAACATCTGGTTTAAAAGTTTTCTTCATACTCAGCTCATTGAGAAGAGTCTTAAAGTGTCCAACATGTGCTGATGCAGTAGGGTATTCTTTAATAATAAGTTTACCTTGAGTCTTTTTAGATATTGCAGTAATCTTAGATTCAAACATAGGTTTAGAAAGATCCTGCAAATCTTTAATGTTTACATTCAATAAGTTTGCGTCAATTCGTTCAGCAATTTTTTCCTCTGCCATTTCCAACGTAATGTACAGAACGTTCCGTCCCTGGAGCAGGATGGAGCTAGCCACATGGCACATGAATAGAGATTTGCCGACACCCGTACCAGCAAGAGCGATGTTAAGAGTTTTGTTAGGGATGCCACCCTTCGTAATTTTGTTAAAGTATTCAAGATCAAAGGGAATTTTGTCCTCTTGCTTGTGATAGAAATCATAACGTTCTTCGTAATTTTGAATGTAATCATGACCAACATTGTGGTCAAAGGATACGCCTAATGCTTCACTGAGAATGTGTGGAATAGAATCTTTACTCTTCTTCCCACTGTCATCATCAGCAATGTGAATAGATTCCATGAGTGCCAAATAAATGGCACGTTCACGGCACCACTTTTCAGTGGTATCAACCAACCATTCAAGACTGATTTCATCAGGATCTAAAGTTCTAATCAAAGTAAGAATGTCCTTACTTTCCGATTCACTTAAATCACGACGATTATCCACTTCAATAAAAAGAATTTCTTTGGTAGCTAAGTTTTCATATTGAGTTAAAAACTTAGCTATTTCTTCAAAAACAACTCTCTCAATTTTTTCACTAAAGTATTCAGGTTTAATGAAAGGTAATACCTTTCTACAATAAGGTTCATTAAAAATTAAATTTTTGAGAATAGTTGTCTCGATTTTATCCATAACAGAATTCTTTATGTGCAATTTCATCAAGGGCTTGCATTACTTCTGGAGTGAAGTATTTTTCAGGTTCAGCTAAAATCTGTTTGGCATAAATTTTCTTACCGTCCATCTCATAACGACCTGCTACATTCTTCCAGAGTCCACCAATCTCACCAAGTTCCAAAAGACCGTAGTAACGATCAAGACCGCGCTCATCATAAAATAAACGGATTTCAACGTCCATATTCTCCTTACTTAAACGAGACTTAGCAGTCTTAGCCTTGATAATGTTTCCAACCACTTCCGTTCCATCTTTCTCTTTTTTCTTACTGAGATATATGATAGTAGAAGCGGCATACTTAAGACCACTACCACCACCCATCTCTTTAGTAGGAACATAAGCACCGATGACATCGTAAGTGTGGTTCGTAACTAACATTGGAATGTTTGCCTGACCCAACTTGAGAGTAAGCATTCGGAATGCACCCTTGACCAATTGAGATTTGGTCATGTCACGAACTTGTTTATCGTTCAGTGCATCGGTGATCTCTTTCTCTGTGGAAAGCATACCCAAAGAGTCTAATACAAACATGCAAGGTTTGCGTTCTCCTTCAGGTTTTTTTAAGTAAATATCCACTGCCTTGAGTGCCTTGCTACGGAATTCTTCAATAGTTACAACATTCACAACAACCAAACGACTCAGATCAATACCACGACTTTCTAGAAGGGACTTAGTAACTGCAGCTTCAGTATCAAAGTAGAGACAATAACCATCGGGATGAGTATCAAGAAAATTCTTAACCACAGCGAGAGAAAAGAAAGTCTTTCCAGTAGAAGACTCACCAGCAATAGCAGTAATCTTATTCCCAGATACACCACCAAATATGCTACCTGAAACCAGTGCATTAAAAATGTACGAACCCGTGTCAACATAAGTCTCGGTCTCCTCAATATCAGAAGCAAGTTGTGTATACTCGCCACCGATTTCCTTTACAATGTCTTTTAAAAAATCCATAATTCTCCTAAGCAAAAAAGTTTTCTAATGAACCACGTTGTTCAGATTTCCATCCAATACAATCTAATATCGATTTTAGCGGATCCATGAAGGATTTGTCAAATTGCAATGAATAATCGATGTATTGATTTAACCCAAGTTCCTTAGGAAATTCTTGAATAAATGTGATTACATTTTCTCGGATTGGGTTTGGTGTCTTCAAATACATAAATTTAATCTTCTCACCATTATTAATCAACGCATACTTATGAGTAAGTTTATTTTGTTTAACGTAGTAATTGAAAAGCAATGCACCACGTACATGAATCGGTGTTGATTTTTTGTAAATGCTGTTTGAGCACTTCCACTTCTCAACATCGCTTGCCGTTCTAGGAAATGCTATTTGATCAATTGGTAATGATGGAAATTCTTTTTTGAAATCTTGAATAAATTTTATGACATCAGCTTCAGTTGCTGTCATAATTAGTTTAAGTGCTTCTTTAATTTTAGTTCTGCAAGCTGCTGGTGTTGATGATTTGATAGCCTCAAGACCCATAATTTTGAGTTTAGGTTCCGAGAAACGAACACCTTCACTGTCCCATACATTGAGAATGTATCTCTTCTTGGCAGTCCAAATACCACGATCAGCAATTGTTTCACGCTTCATAAACATCTTCTGTTCAAAAGCGTTTACATAAGTTGCAAGTTCTTGATACGATGTATCAATATAAGGTTCAAGTTCTTTTTGGCAGACTTTATCCAAGAAGTTTACGATTGTTTCTGTGTCTGGATTTTTGCCAGCAAAAACTTTATCAACGAAACCACCAAGATTAAGATAGATAGAATCAGTATCTACCGCAATCACGTAGTCAACGTTGTCTGTTTTAAGAACCTTATTGAAATATTTATTAACTTTACGTTCAATCCAACGAATTGAGAGCTGTCCAGATAAAGTGATTGCTTCCGCATTTTCAAGTTTATAATACCTGAAGTATTGATTACCAATAGCACCATAGGCAGAGTTAAGTTGAATCTTACGTGCCATTTGAATGTTATTGCATCGAGCAATCTCTTTTTTCAATGCATTCGTAGGAGTTTTTTCATATTCCTTTTGAGCAGCAATCATCTTTTTTTTGTAGATGGTTCGTTCCTGATAGATCTTATCCATTAATTTGGGAAGAAACCCTTGGCGATTTGTATCAAATAATGCACCATTCGGACAAAGTGTTTGACCATAAAGATCAGAAAGATCAAGCTCTTTATTCAACAACCTATCAACAGTTGCAGTGGAATGTCTATGTGCGATTAAAGTCTCTGGTGAGATATTATATTGCATGATGAGATGGGGATATAGCGAGTTAAGGTCAAAGCTTACTACCCAATCATACTTTCCAGGAATCGGTTCCTTCACATATGCACCAGCATATTGTGCATCTTTTTTGTGTTCTTTCTTTGGAGGAACTACAATGTTCTGTTTCTTTAGATAATTGTAGATAATACTATCCCACATTTTTACCTGTGAGAATACATCCATATAATTTACCTTAGCATCATATGCCATGGTAATTGCAAGTTCAACCAGTTTCATTTTGTCTTCCAAACGGTCAACAAGTTCTACGTCAACAATATTGTATTCTACAAACTTTTGCCATCCCTGAGTATAAAAATCTTTAAAGGTTTCAAACTCAGAGTGATCTAATTTCTTTTGTCCAAGTTCAACAAAAGCAATATGATCTAGACGATAAGATTCCTGCGCTTTATAAGTAAACTTTTTATAAAGATCAAGATAATCTAGAACTGTAATACCACCAATGTCGTAGCATATGTGGGATCTGCCAGAAATAAAAACTTCACTTTTAGTTAGAAGTTTCCACGGAGAAAGAAGTTTGGCGGTTTTTTCATCAAAGATACGTTCAATCCTACCTGCAAGATATGGAATATCATACAGGTTACAGTTCCAACCAGTAATTACTTCTGGAAAATTATTTTCCCAGAAATACAAAAATCTATTAATAAGATCCCGCTCATCAGAACAATAGATGTATTCTACATTCTTCTGTTTGTTTAAAAAACGTTTAACACCCCAAGTAGTAATCTGCTTGGTAGCATAGTCTTGAATTGAAATTGTAAGAAGTTCTTCAGCACAATCCCTCACATTGGGGAAACCATTTTCTGAGGCAACCTCAATATCAATCGTAAAGATCTTAATTTTAGAAATATCAAATTTGATTTCATCCTCAGGATACTTATCAGAGATATACTGATAGATGAATCGATTATTGCCGTAAATTTTAAAATTTTCTACACCATCATACTTTTTATAAAACTCCCGACAGTCACCCACAGTTCCAGGTTGAACTGGCTTGACATAGATATCATCAAGAGTTTTATATTGACCCTGTTCTTTAGAGGCAAGAAAAAGTGTGGGAGAGTACTTCTCCCGAGTCATAAAACTTTTTCCATTGTCATATCCACGAATCAAAAAGTCGTTTCCGACCAATTGAACATTAGTATAAAATCTCATTCGCCAATGGCTTTGCGGTACATGTCTTCCATCATACTGGAAGGATCGCAAATTGTCAAGAAGGAATCTGAACTCATCATGATTTCTTCTTGATCAGTATACATTGGAAACTGTTCCAAATATGTTGAAACGTTTTTAAGAATTTGGCGTGGTGAAATTAATCTGCAATTTGGCATTCCATATTCTGCCAACACCTCTTCTATTTGAGAGATGATATAAATGCCACCTTTAAGAAGGATCAGTTTGATCGGAATCTGAGGATTCTCCACCGTCTCCTCCTGAAGTTCCTCCATCATGTCCATCATTTCCAAGTCGTCCATTAATTCTCTCCGTATAAGATGCCTCCATTTCTGGAGTTGGGTTATAAATTGTAACTATCCAATCAGGATTTACATAAAACTCTTTGTCATGAGACAACATGACCCATGGCGTATAAGTGATAGCCCACAGACGTGTTCCATCATCTTCTTCTTCGATGTGTTTTCTACCATCAATTTTTACAACATATGGTAAAGTAAATGAATAGAAAGCTAACTTATTTTCATCTGTTAAAACTTCTTTCATTTCACAAATGACTTCTTCATTAGATTTCAATAATGCAATTTTTACACTCATAGGGACAGCTCTTTAACTTTTCTAGATGTAATGTACTGTGAAAATTTATTTAGATATCCGTTGTTACGCAATTCTTTAAAGACTAAATTTTCAATAGAAAATTCACCACCTCTACGAATAGCAACAGATCTCATAACTCTAAATTTTTCTTTGAGTTTATTCATTTCAGCAATGTCATTAGACTTGCTTTGAATGAACATATCAATTTTATCCATTATATCATGAGTCTTTCTTTTTAGCAAGGCTTTGTCAACTTCTGGAGTTTTATATGTTGGCTTGGATATCCATTTATTATACTTTACCGAATAGACGCCTTGATTTGATGGGCGTTCAATACCCTCTTCTTCAGCATAAAGTTCTACATCATGTCCGTATATTTTAACGCTGTGAGTCAAAGCCCAAAGTTGTTTTTTATCTTTGAGGTAATCATCAAGAAGATCTGGACAATCTGGAAGTTTATTCTTATCAACTACTAAATGTAAATCTATATCGGAATATTCTGTATAATTATAGTTTGCGTTTCCACCAACAAGGATCACATCTTTAATTGAAGCCATGGGGATATTAGCAAAATCTGCCCATGCTTGACCAATTCTAACTAACTTAATTTTAACTTCTGATTTGAGTTTGTCACCATTCCAAATTTTTGGATTCAATTTATCATGGTATCTAAATGTTATTTTTTGTTCAAGAAATGACTCTAAATCCATTTTTATTTTTATTTATGAAAAGGGGGAGTGGGATGATTCTGACCATCCCCTCCCCAGCGCCGACGATATTCAATACTATTTATAGATAATTTTTTCGTGCATGATGCTCGGGAACAATCTTACCTAATCGAATGGTAAGTAATCCATCTTCAAAGCTGACTTCTCGGACTTCGGTGTCGTCGGATAGTGTCCACGCCCGTTTAAAACTTCTTTGAGCCAGACCTTTGTGGACAAACGTCCTATCCGATTCTGTATCTGATTTTTGCCCCTCGACAAAAAGTTTTCCATACTCTGTGAAGACATTTACCTCCTCCCTTTTAAATCCTGCAAGGGCAATCTCTAAATGAGATTCTACATTATTTACCTGTACAAGATTATATGGAGGATAATTTGTTGAAGTTTCGTGAAGATTAAGTAGTCGATCAAAGTATTGATCTAGACCAATACTATTACGTGTAATCCTATCCATTAACGCAGGAAGATCTGAGGCAGTATATCGTGTGATGCTGTTCATTATTGTAGCTCCTTAGAAAGCGAGTTTGTGTTTTGTGAACCCCGAAGGCATTCAATATTATATAGGATACTAATTAAAAAAAGAGGCTCAGTAAAAACCGAACCTCTTTGGGTATGTTCCAAACTTCGTAGAGACCGCACGAAAGTCTCAATACTATTTATTCTTCGGCTTTCTTTTTTTTACCAATATTATATTTGGTTTCAAGAGTCCACTCATCTTTTTCTTTGTAAGAAAGAACTTTGATTTGATTTAGTGGTGCAATGTCTAAGATTTTATCAACGTTTACAATTGTAATCAATCCCCAGTCAGCAAGTAATTGAGTAATACGATTACGACGTTGAACATCGTTAACAGTTAAATTTGCATGTTTACCATCAAGGGCAAACAATTCTTTAAAGTGTACAATGTAATACTTGCCCTGTTTGTGAAGAATGTGGCAAGATTGATAAAGTGTTTTTTCTTTTCTGCTTGCAACACCAATACGGGTAAGTGTTTCACGAACCTTCAAAAAATCATCAGGTTCATTCAAAATAATTTCAACCATTTGGTCGGGAGACCAATGGACTTCAGGTTCTTGAACAACACTCATTTTGTTCCTCCAATCTCAAATTTTGATTTAATAAAATTAATTTGTTCTTCAGTAAGAATTTTCAAAGCTTGTTCAGCCTTTTCATTACTATAACCATAGTAAGATTTGACTACATCAAGGTCTTTGATCTTATTTTTGTTTAGCCACGGAGAAAATCTCTTCCGTTTCCTGACAATATTTATATAAAAATCATATTGTAGCTTTTTGTCCAAGCTATGATTCATATTCATTTCATTTGCATATAGCACAGTATCAATATGCCCAGACATACACTTGTTAATAATGAATGGAGGATATTCTTTAGTAACAGATGAATCTTCGTCTAAAATATTTTGCTTTGTACTATTGATAGAATTTAACCAATCCTTCAGTTCCATACTATTTAAAGTTACACTCCACCATAATTTCAGTTTGCAGTATCCAATTTTTTTATAATAAAATTTTTGGTATGTCTCCATTTACCATTAACAACTTTATGAGCGGATATTCTATTCACATTATTTTCTTCACACCATTGTTTTAAATTAAATATTTTAAATATCTCACCTGTTTTCCTATTTTCAATAACATACCATTTAGCATTACAGTCAACTAACTTATGTTTAGAATACTGCATATTATAACATCTGTCACACCATTCTAAATTGCTAGAGCAATTATTTGATTTATCTTCATCTTTATGATTTATTTCAGTATAATTATTTGGGTTTGAAACAAATATATCAGCAATAAATTTATGATGTAAAATTTGTATTCGTTGTTTTTGATAGCATAAACCCAATAAGTAGTATCCAGTGTTTAAACGCATCGGGTTTAGTTGTTTAATTCTACCAGATTTAAATTTTTTACTGTAAACACCACCATCTTCAGTTCCATAATAATCTTTGTATAATGGATGTTGTTTTAAATTTAAATTCTTCATTTAAA